CTAGTCCCATCTTATTCATAAAATCATCCATACTGCCCTCCTCAATGTCTTGGGCAGCTTGACGACGTGCTTTATTCAACCAATCGCGAGCGGTAGTATGACGCTTGGCAAGTTTTTCTACCCAGATCATATCCTCCAACGGAACTTGTTCCTTATTGGCGATACACCTACAGATAGATTCTAATCTAAGTCTGTATTGAGTTGATAGCATGTTACTCTCGTAGTTTAAGTTCTAGATCCTCAAGTTTATGATACTCAGCATGTGCTCGGTCTTGCCGCTCACAGATGATGCTGAGGATATCATCCATAATGATATCGTTCTCAACGTAGTCGTCAAGGTACTTATCTAATGCTTCCTTTAGGTATCTTTTACGATGCCACTCAGTTGAATAAGGTTTGTAGTCCATAATAAAATCATTTCTTAGGAATGTTATAAAGTTTAGGGTTAACTCTACCATCACACTGGGTAATGTTTTTCAGATCTCTACGATAATGATCCCAGTAATGATCAAAGATTTCAACTTTCTTACTTGCCATGACAATATCAAATTTGGTCATACCATCAAGCAAGTATTCCACTAAAAAAGCATTAACTGGTAGAGTTTTATCATCCTGTAGAGAAGGGTCGCAATCAGTCTTTAAAATTTTCAAGAACGACCACCCCACTGGATTTGTGGGAATGCTTCGGACACTGCTGCTTTAGTAATTTTATAACGCTTTCCGAGTTTCTTATCTTTGACGAGACAAACTACTTCTGCCTCATCTTTATGAAGACCCTCAAGCATTTGAATAAACATTTGCTCACGACGAGTCTTCGTAATGTTATTGTTACCACCTTCAATAAAGTGGAAGAACAACCGAGACTCATGCTCTAATTTAGTATGCTCAGTGCCAGCAGGTGCTTCGTTTACTTCATAAGGAACTTCTCCTGTTGGCACAGCACTTGATACGCTCTCATCAAAGTTCCAGATAAGAAGCATCCTCAAAGTATCAGTATTGTATTCTTTGAGGAGTTTGATCTTCTCCGCTTTGGTCTTTGCGTTGCTTACTTTTTGTAGCACTTCAGAAATTAACAGTTTCATTTTTATAAATTGATTAATTATTCTTCGTCGTCATCGTCAACGACAAATCTTACAGAGTATAGATCGGATTGAATGGGATTGCCATTATCATCAATCATCTCTGGGTGATCAGATAGTCTATTATGAGCAATTGAATTCTCATAATATTCACGACCCATCCAACCAAAACCAAAACCTACAGCACTGAACAGGACGATTAAAAATCCTGAACAGAAAAGGGCTACTGAGATCATTTGTCTACTCCCGATAACTTTTTTACCTGGAACCAAAGATCAAGATGGAAGGTAAACTCTTTGCCCCTAAACCTTAGAACTCTGTCGGAGGAAATTCTAAAATCAGGATCATGAGATCGCTTCCTCCTTGTCATTGTTTCTACACTTTTATTTAGTTTCATTTTCATGAAGATAATGTAACGCTTGATTTATGTCACCAATGTATTCATCATCAAAATAGACTTGAGGGAAAGTAAGTCTTTTTACAAGAGAAACATTAGGTTCCATCCTCATATAATCCATGAATGGCATACCATCATGAGATTCAGTGAGTCTACAAACTTTTACCTCGGTAAAAGAAATGTTGCACTGCTCCAGTGCATCTCTGAGAACTTGACAGGCATTACAATCGTTAACGGTATAGATTTTTACATCCATCTAATAACTCCTCATAATAATCTAAAAGTTCATCGTCGGTCATATCATTATAGTGTCCGCTAAAAAATTTAGCATTTAACACTGAAGGACTCTCATCATAATCATCAAAAAGAACGAATTGAATCCTCTTAATTAGAGATGTACGGTCCATGGGTAGCAGCCTGGGTGTGACCTATTTATTCTACATCATGGTTTGCTGATTTGTCAAGGAGATTAGCAGCAACTACTACAGGATTACGAAGAACGTTTTTAAACTCTTTCGTCTTCCTTTCTAGTTGTGCTTTCATGTTTTTGGAACTTTTCTTGTGTTCAGTTGGTTTGAATCCTTTGCTCATAAAAAACCTTTTTAGTGAAAAATTTTGCCGAATTTTTTTTGCCCGATTTTTGGAAATAAAAGTTGATTTTGGTATCAATAAGAAAGATTATAGACACAGACTAATCTTAAATCACCTGGGTCCGTGGACTTGTATGCATGGAGTTGATCTCCACGAAACAAAACAATCTTACCCACCTCTGGTGTTGCTTCGTACTTTACATTCATAGGGGGATCATTATCCCAATCATAATCATTGTAATAATATATTCCATTATGTTTACCATCAAATGGAACAGTCTTATCAAAGACTACGGTGTTACCAGCTACTTTATTCAAGTATAAGATAACACTGTAGTGATTGAAGTAGTTATCAACATGAGGATCACACCACTTACGTCCTGGTATATGATAAGTCAAATTCAGACATGAACGAGTAATCTTATTATATTTTATCTTCTTGTCATGCATGAACTCCTCTATAATATCATGAAAGAATGGCATGTGTTCGGAGATCTGATTCGTCTCTAGATTTCTTGGCAATAACTCATGACAAAAGAAATAACTTTGTCTTCCATGGTGCTGAGCAAATTCTACTTGAGGAAGAGCATCCCATTGAATTCTAACTCTTTGGTTTTTAAACCTTCTATAAAACCTCTGAATTTTTGTGGGATCTTTAACTGTACTCTCAAGATATTCTACTGGTTCAGTCATTGATAATTTCATCTCCATAAACTAATGTATTTAATTTAGTATCGCATAAGACCTGCAATGCATTTGCCTTTGTCCCACAGATAGGTTTACCCGCAACGTTCAATGAAGTATTTAGAAGCATGGGGACACCAGTTAACCTACCAAATTCTTCAATCAAAGCATAATATGTTTCAAGTTCTTTAGATACTGTTTGTGCTCTACATGTACCATCAACATGAGTAACCGCAGGAAAAGATTTAGTATCTAAATGATTCATAACATACAACATGTACGGTGAGGTGTGAGGGAAATCAAAATACTCTGATGCCTTATCTTCTAGAACTGATGCACCAAATGGTCTAAACCTCTCGCGTTTCTTTACCATATTAATCTTATTCTTCCCACTAGCAACTGTCGGACTCATTAGAATACTTCTGTTGCCTAATGCTCTGGGTCCTACCTCACCATGACCTTGATACCATGCAATAATCTTCCCTCTTGCTAACAATTCAGCTGTGTGTTTGATTGTGGCATCACTAGGACGATCTACTGGTGCTTCATCTTCCTGCCAGAAAGGAAATTCAGATGTATCAAACTCTTCTTGATCATAGAGTCTCCTTAAAAACTCAACACATCCTAAAGACAATCCAGCATCATTACAATGAGGAGGGATATGCAAAGCAGGTCTTACTTGTCTAATTCTAGTGTTGATTACAGTGTTCTGTGCGATGCCTCCACTGTATGCAATGATATCATCTCTAGTTGTATGTTCTAAAAAGTGGTCAACATATACTTGCTCGGTAATTGTATGTGCTTCCGAAACCAAGTTACAAATTTCTTTAAAGTCTTTACTATCTTTATAAGAAAGTTCTTTCCATCCTTTATCAGACCAGACTGGATAATAACTCAGAAGATCATATTTTTTATCAGGAACATAAGGATCACCAAATGCTTTCATTGCCATGATCTTTCCTGCATGATCCAGTGCATCACCTTTTAATTTAATGTCCTTTCCCACAGTAGATAGGATCATACCCAGACTTTTGTACTGATCAATCCTATGTTTAACAATCCGTTTATCATCACGGAAAATACTATGAGTAATAAAGTCATCACCGAAACCATCAAACACTACACCAACAGTGGGATTGATACCCAACGTCCATGTACTTAAATGATGAGCGTAATGGTGGTCAACTTTCCAGACAGGACAATCAAACCCCAAGTGATTAAACAGTTTACTGACAATCTGTTTATATAAACGGTCATCATTACTACCCTTATTATCCTGAACTATAGCAATTGCACCAATCTCTGATGGATTCACATTCCATTTCTTAAGAACATGAATCCAATGATTGTGATCATTAAATCCATGATGTTTAATTTGATAATCTCTTTCCGAATTGTAATATCGTACTACTGATCCGTCAAAGTATGACACATTAGAATCATGTTCATCTAACCTCAGTCCAATAAATTTC